GCTCTGTAGCAGTTGGGCACGGAAGCGACGATATACTCGCAATGAGGCAATGCTCATAGGATCTTCCTTACCTTCTAACTCTGCTATCTTAGCATCCAGTTCGGCTTCGTGGGCACGATGACGTTCGACATCTGCCTTGAGCCCTTTTGCATCGCCCCAAAAAAATTTCATATCATCCCCACTTTAACATAAAGAACACGGCGTCCTTTTGATTTTTAAAACGAAACTCAAATGACCCTTGACTCCAGCGAGGGTTATTATAACCTTTATTTCTGTGTCCGAATTGTTTTGAGCACCATTCTGTCATAGCATCCTTGTCTTCCCACCAATCGCCGCCCGAATAATAGACAGTGTATTTCCAGGGAACTAGTTCTTGCTTGACTTTTAACTCTAGAGTTCGAGGCTTGCGTTTTCCGCTCATCCATCCAAAGGTACTCATAGGATACAGGCTCTCTATATCGTAGTTAATAATCAAGAGTCTGTACCTACGTAGCTTGCGGCCATGGCGTGCAAACCTGCATCACCTCGAGTCATCACAGCCAACAACAAACGCTTTTCTTCCAAGTAAGTCTTGGCGAAAGCAGGGTCATGTTCCATGATGCTACGACTGTTGCTGATCAAATCAGCCAACTTGATGGTCTGTGCTTCGGCAGGTGCTTCAGCAGTGTGAGCACGGTCCATGGCCTTGCGATGAGCACGATTGCCATCTTCGGGCTTTGAAACGTCAGTCAACCAGCCAACCAAGGTAGCGATGTCGATACCAAAAGCCATATGGATGTCAGTGAAGGTACAACCAGTGTCTTCCACAACATCGTGCAACCAAGCAGCCGCAACCATGTCAGGAGTACTACCCGGAACACCGGCTACAATCTTGGCAACTTCGGCAGGATGAACGATGTAGGGCTCGTTGGTGTACTTACGTCTTTGTCCAACTGCGGCATGAGCAGCCATGGCATAGACTTGTGCCTTACGCACAATATCCATACCACTTTGGTCCATTGTGAAATCTTCCATGCTACTCTCCTTGTTAATAAGTGTATATTATAGCATGGATTTACCATGCTGTCAACCGGAAGTTTTCACTACTTCCAGTATGGTAATTTCTACTACTAAATGCTTACGCAGTAGCATGAATTTTCTGAATTTGGCTTCTACATCTTTTTGGATAAACTCGTCATGATAAGGCACAGTGGCAACATCTTCATAGGGCTCGTCGTTTTCGTTTAACGCTATAAAGCTGAGCTTGACTGTGCCCTGTTCGGGCTCTTTGAACATTTTGACAAGTTTGTTGAGCATACAAATATTTATAAAATTAGTACTTGCCCGAGGCCAGCACAATCTTACAAATATGTTCTAACCGTTCAATATGCTCGTAAGCACGCCATGGGCTCGTATCAATAGCTACTACACCGTGACCTTTGATTCCTACAATGTCATAGGCAATATTGCCATAATGATCTAATTGCAGGTTCTCGTGACAGCGATCCGCAAGTTCTTGACTGATAGGAGCAACATCTCCTACATTAGGTGCAACCTTAGTATAACGATTGAGTTCTGGAAACGCATCACTGATGGTGCTCAAATCAATACCGGCATGCATGGCTGCAATGCAGTAAGTGGGATGAACATGAACTACTACTCGAACGTCGCCCGAATGTTGCCCCATGTTCTTTTGCAAACCAAAGTGAAGGGGGATCTCACCGCTGGGCTTTAGATTTGCGCTAATATCAGTGTAGAATTCTTCGGCCCACATTAGGCCGCTGACAATTCTAATCTTCTTAAACTGATCAGGCTGTAGAGTTTGCTTACGCACACCCGAAGGTGTAATGTAGAAGTGATCGCGGTCGTGGTGACGAATGCTAACATTACCATCACGACTTGTAATCCAATTACGTTTATAAGCGTCTTCTAAAACTTCACAAATTGTTTCTAACATTATTCTGCCCTTAAGATATCAACCATACGTAGAGCAAGTGCTCGGAACCAAGACTCATCATGGCCGCGAGTAGTTTCGGCGGCTACTCCAATACGTACACCTGATGTTTCAGCAAAACTACGAGTCTCTCCTGGGACCCCATTCTTATTTACAGTAATGCCACGTTTCTCTAACCTGTCAGCATATTCGCGTCCACTAATTTTCTCATCAGTTAGATCAATGGTAAACATATGGCATTTAGTTCCGCCACTCACAATATTAACACCGGCTTGCACAAAAACATCTGCCATAGCATCAGCATTTACTCTAATCTGCCGAGCATACTGCTTGAACTCTGGCTGTAGTGCTTCGTAGAAACACTGTGCCTTGCCTGCAATAATGTGCATGAGTGGTCCACCTTGTGTGCCTGGAAACACTGCACTGTTGATACGTTTGCTATGTTCAACATCATTCCATAAGATCAATCCACCTCTAGGTCCACGCAGGCCTTTATGTGTTGTAGTAGTCACAATATCAGCATAAGGAAAAGGACTTGGATATTCGCCACCTACAATTAATCCCGAATAGTGTGCAACATCTGCCAATAGCAACGCACCTACTGAGTCAGCAATCTCGCGAAACTTGCCCCAGTTAATGACTTGACTATAAGCACTGGCGCCAGCAATAACCAGTTTAGGTCTAGTATCCCACACTAACTGTGACACAGCATCGTAGTCGATTAAGCCTTGTTCGTCGACTCCGTAGTTATGTGAGATAAACCAACTTCCACTGACATTAACTTTAGCCCCGTGACTTAAATGTCCGCCTGATGCTAGGTCCATACTGACCACTGTGTCTGTAGGATTTAGAAATGCTTTGAACACCGCTAGATTGGCGTTAGCACCTGAGTGTGGTTGCACGTTGGCAAATGCACAACCAAACAACTTGGTAGCATACTCGATAGCAATGTTTTCAATTTCGTCTACATTAGCACAACCATTATAATATCGCTTGCCCGGTAATCCTTCGGCATATTTGTTAGTTAAGATGCTCCCACATAGATCCATTACTTCTTGACTAGTATAGTTCTCACTTGCAATCAGTTCAATAGTCGTTTGTTGTCTAATGCCTTCTTTAAGTAAGGCTTCTTTAATTCGCGTGTCTAACATTATGCTCCGTAGTATCTGTTATTAGGCTTTGATTGAGCCAATTGATCTTCGTAAGTCAGTGTGGGGTCGTTCCACACATTACGATTGTTCCATTCTCGAATTTTATTTAATCGTTCTTCGTCAGTTAGTTCGTAGCACCTAGGATTACGATCTGGCTGACGAAGTGCTTCGACGCCGCGTTTTAAAAGTGTATTAAACATGATGTCCTTTAATTTCATTATCTTTAATCATACGAACTGCTCGATCCATGGAGATTACAATTTCTCCAGTTGAGTCCATGCCCACATCCATGCAACGATATTTTTCCATACCTGTAGTGCCGCCGTGCAAGTGACCATGGAAGTGCAGTGCTCCGCGATGCATTTGATCCCATTCAAAGATAGGATAGTGAAACATCACACACTTATGTCCGTCATAAGTAATGTCCAGATACTTGTGTACTTCTGCAAAAGCACCACGGAATGTTGCGTCCATTAATGTCTTACGGTCGTGATTGCCTTCGACTAAAATCTTTGTGCCGTACAATCGATTAATCATACGCCCAGCATCACTGCCACTCATAAACGCTACATCGCCCAGAATATAGACTAAGTCTGTTGGATCTACTCGGGCATTCCATTCTTCCACCATAGCATTGTTCATGTAGGAGACGTCGTCATTAAACCGTGCTCGTGTTTGTGGACAGAACTTCATTATGTTCTTGTGACCAAAATGTAAGTCACTGGTTATCCATGTTTTCATATTAATCCTTATTATACAGCCAGTGACTTGCATTAGTCAACTAACATACCAAATTTCCTTAAATCCTTCATCTTCAGTTGGTTCGTCCCAACTGGCAATCATACTGGCAATGACATGATCCGGAATCTCTTTGCCAGGCCGGCTCATCAATCGACGCATAAGTTCTGTATGCCCAGGAGTCTTAAACACCACAGCAATATGGTAATAGTCTGGTAACATGTTAAACTTACGAGCACGACTTTTCACAGTAGTGCTAGTCTGATCCCAGATAATATCACGACCTGCGTCGCGAGCCGCAACAACTTCCTTAGCCATAAGTTCTACAGCAGTGGGCATGAAATCTGTAAACACTTCTGAATAAGTTTTACCTACTTCTTTTGCGTAGATTTCAACCCACTTGTCCGTACTAACTCGAGCACAGGTCTTTGCCCAGTCTTGAAATTCTGCCCAGGTACTTTTACCCGAACCAGGTACTCCGACCAATTGATAACATTTTGGCATTTTAATCCCAATCCTCTTCACGTTGTGGCGGCACCCAAATCTTTTTGTTGCCTAGTTCATCATATTCAAACGGCACACCGTTAATAGTGTGCGGCTCTTGCTCATCGTAGGTCCAACCTAAGACTTTCATCATCTTGTGTTTGACCATTAGGTTAGGGCTACGGAACACCTCTGTATCTTGGAAGCCCATCATAACACCAACTTCACAGACTGCACCACTACGGCATACACCTGCTACGCAATGAACAATAACATCCATTCTGTTGGCAAGAGCATGTTGTAGCAAACGTACCAACTCTGCGGCCTGCTCATCAGTGACTTTGAACTCTTCTCCCCATTTGTCATCACGCTCGAGATCTAGAAATTCAAATTGATGAACTTCCTTGAACTTGTGTGCGGGTGTAGGGAAAGTCATTGCCGGATCCACAATCTGAATCAGCATACTATTTTCACCTACTGCCACATGATGCTTTTTAGGAATGTCACCGAGACTTACGTTTTGAATCCACGGCATAGGGTTCTCCTTTATTATAATCCCAACCTTGTCCGCCCAGTTCTTTCCAAGCGTCCCATTTCTTTGCTTCTTCTTTACAGCTCTGAGGCTGACCTACACTACTAACTACTGCCATACAATCTAGACAGCGATAACTAATA